GACTCCCAGTCCCTTTAAGTTCAACGTTCCGACTTCAAGTCTGGAAAGTTGGGCTGCCACCATGTTTGGCCGTATGGCGCCTTCTGTGAGTGAGTTCTCACTCTCCAATTTCTTGGGTGAGCTCCGTGAGGGGCTTCCAAGATTCGGCACTGCATTTCTTTCCTCTAAGGTAAAGAACTACAAGGCCTTGGGAGATGATTATCTCAACGTTGAGTTTGGGTGGAAACCCTTCCTCAGCGACTTGCAAAGCATCGCGCAGGCTCTCGCCGACGCGTCCTACGGGCTATTCAGGCCCCTAGGTGCAACCCACAGAAGCAGGACTGCTCAACCGATCGAAACGTTGACACGTTACGATCAGAGCAATGCTAGGATAACCTGGTTCGGAGGTGGATCTTCGTATCAGGGGGGTAATTTACCCTCTGATCAGGAGATCGAAACCCCCGACTGGGTCAGTCCTACTTGGGCTCGAGTGAGCGGTGACATCTTGCAATCTGAAAAGATTACAGTGCAACGCTCCATTGAGGGAGAGTTTGTCTATATACCTAAGGCGGGTTTCGACCCTTCTAAGTATATGGACAGACTGGAAACCCTGATGTCTTTTGACATCACTCCGTCGGTTCTTTGGAACCTCCAGCCCTGGACCTGGCTTGCTGATTGGTTCGTCGATATCGGCGGAGCAATCAGCTCGATGGAGGGCGCGATGCTGAATCGCGTCCTCACCACGTATCTGTATGCGATGGAGACGACCACGGTAAAACATGGTTATCTCCTCTCGAAGATGCATCCCACGTTTACCGGTGAGGTTTATGTGGGTCCTACATCTTACGCGAACACGACATACTATGTCCGTAAGCGTCGGATACGTGCGAATCCTTTCGGGTTCAATGGTTCGTCGGATTTTGTTGGCTTGAACAGCGAGCAGTCCGCGATCCTGGGCGCACTGGGTCTTACAAGATCCAGAGTGCGCTAAAATCACAGTTACCTACCCAACTGTCGGAACCATCCGACACAACACCACAAGGAGAACCGGTGCTTACCGATCCTCAGTCCGTTACCCTTTCGGGTACGGCCATTTCTCTGCCTCGTCTCGATGAGCGTGCAGACACTCACGTCTACACGAACCGAGCAAGCAAGGTTGATCTCTTTGTCACCCAGCGGGTTGACAAGAACAGCGTTGCTCGCTCGTCTGTGTCGCTCGTCACGACTGTCAACGTCACGGACCCTGTTACGGGTCTCGTGTCGAAGCAGCGTCCGAGCGTCAACGTCAGCTTTGCGATCCCCGACGGGGTTCTCTCGGCTGATCTCGAAGCTTCTTACGCGGCTCTCACGAACGCGCTCGAAGCTGGGACGAATGCTCTCCTCAAGAAGATTCTTGGGGGTGAGAAGTGAGCGCTATGGAAGCCATGATGATTGTCGCCATCGGAATTCTGACTACAGTCAGTATCGGTGGTTTCATCGTCGCAACTTCTAAGCGCTGATCGATAAGTTATCGGCTGGAAGAACCACCCCCGTGAAGGAGGGGTCTTGAAAAGCCTGGTAACTCTCCATCTGGCAGTCCTGCATGACGCGGGACTTCATTGCGCTATCCATGTGCATCGGGATGCGGATACTATCCGCTCCCGTTGGGAACACGAAGGTGATTCGTTCCTCACGATCACCCTGCCTGAGTTTGCGAAGGCCCTTGAGAAAGGTCTTCGTGATGGCTCATGGCCGCGACACATGGTACCGGCTTTCCGGCACCATGGAGGGCTCCCCCATTTTCTTGGAGGTTTCCTCTCGCGTGTGTTCTCTGATGATGGGAATATCTTGCCGAACCCCGACCCAGATGCTATCTGGGCCGTCCGTCAGATTTGTTATCTGACGGGTAAGCTTGAGCGCGATTGTACCCCCGAAAGGATACAGCGTGCAAAGGCACAGTTCGTCAAGACTGACGAGGAACTCATGGAGCACTATATGGTCGGTATCGATCCGGCCCTATGGCGCCACTTTAACCAGTGGACTCTCCATTTGTTCGGGGATTTGTTTGACAAGTTGGAGACGGTTGTCTCTTCCTTCTCACTTATCCCGCGTCACGGACCTGGCGCTGTCGCTGATCGTCTTGATCATAAACAGCGCTGGGAATTGGATTATTGGACTGAGCGACTCAATGAGGTTTTCCCCTCAGAGTTGTACAGCTCCAACCTTCCAACTGGTCCCCGTGACCTCGTGGCCCCACAGCACGAACTTCCCGTACGGGTTGTTTGTGTGCCAAAAACGCAGAAGACACCGCGTATCATTGCGATCGAGCCCTCAACCGTGCAGTTTGCACAGCAAGGGCTTAAGCGCGAGATTTACGCTGGTGTGGAGCACTCAGACTTGTCTGGTGTTCTGGGTTTCACTGATCAGGAGAGAAACCAGAAGCTGGCCCATCAGGGCTCACTTACTGGTTCTCTCGCTACGCTCGATCTGAGCGAAGCTTCTGACCGTGTTCACACCGAAATAGTTGAGGAACTATTCCGGTATCACCCACATCTGCGCGACTTCGTCATGGCGACGAGGTCGGCGAAGGCAGACCTGGATGGTGAGGTTTTCAACCTCGCCAAGTTTGCCTCTACG